TTCGTGACGCCAAGGGCCGCAGCAACGGCTTGCTGGCTACCGTATCGTTTGATGAGCTTCTGGATGTCCATGCTCGGGAGTCTATCCGTCTAAACTTTTTTTGCCTAGGGTGTTGACATGGCCGTTTAGATTGCTAAACTGGAACCGTTGATAAACACAACACAGGAGCAACAGATATGCCACGCAAAGACACTTTCCACGGTTTCGGTACGTTCTACGCCCTCGGCAACAAGTTTGAGGTGCGCGTGGAATACACCCAAGACCTAGATGGCGGCATCATCCTTGAGGCTGCCGACCTGATCGGCATCTTTTTGGACAACGACAAAGTTGCCGCATCCCTAAACCACGACATCAAACTAGACATTTGCGACCTTGGCGCAGATGCCATCTTTGAGCTTGAGGAAATCGCCACCCGCGATGCCGAGCAGAACGGCCCTTGGGGTGATGACCTATGAGCCGCTCACCTTGGCCGCAGTTCATCGGCTTAATCATTTTGTTTGCACTTGCTGCCATCAACGACCCTTGTGGCGACGGTGGTTGCACCCCAGCAGAGGAGCGAGCCAGCCATGCACGATGACATCTGGAACGACGACGATAGCTGGTGGCATCAACAAGATTTGGAGATGCAACAGCGAGAGGAAGAAGAACGCATAGAAGCCTGCAACAAGGCATTAGCAGAACTTGATGAAGCATTGGCGGCTCTCCGTGCCGCTCTCACAGAACTAAAGGAACAACAAAATGCAGAGTGAAACCATAGGCGCATTGGCCGCCGCATTGAGCAAAGCCCAAGCCGACATTACGGGTGCGCTGAAAGACAGTAGCAACCCGTTTTTCAAAAGCAAATACGCCGACCTTGCGTCGTGTTGGGACGCTTGTCGTAAGCAGTTAGCCGCTAACGGTTTGTCGGTGATCCAGACAACCCGCATGGCCGATCAAGGGCTAGTGCTAGTGACGACGTTGGCGCATAGCAGCGGTGAGTGGATCGCGGGCGAAATGCCGGTGTTGACCAAGGATGCCAGCCCGCAGGGGCAAGGCTCGGGCATTACCTACGCCCGTCGTTATGCGCTGGCCGCGATTGTTGGATTGGCACAGATTGACGACGACGCCGAGGCCGCGCAGGGCCGAAAAACCGAACCCGCAAAAATTGACGACAATTTGCTTGGGTTGATCGCAACTGTTCAAACAGCCGCAGACTTAAATGCGTTGTATAAGCGATTGAATACCGAGCAGCGCATGACGCACATTGATGCGTTTACCGCCCGCAAGAAAGAACTGACCACCTCGGAGAATGTGTAATGGAACAGCGTACCGATGATTGGTACAAGGCGCGGCTTGGGAAAGTTACCGCTTCCCGCGTGGCCGATGTGGTTGCCAAGACCAAAAGCGGCTACAGCGCCTCCCGTGATAACTACATGGCCGACCTGATTGTGGAGCGGCTGACGGGGCAAAAAGCGTCGTCGTTTAGCAACGCGGCGATGGAGTGGGGTACGGAGCAGGAACCACACGCCAGAGCCGCCTACAGCGCCCGCACAGGCGAGTTGGTGGCAGAGACAGGGTTTGTGCGGCATCTAGTATTGCGCGACTCTGGGGCGTCCCCTGACGGCATTGTGAGTGATGAGGGGTTGGTGGAGTTCAAATGCCCCAACACCGCGACCCATTTGGAATACCTGTTATCAGGCAAACCGCCCGAAAAATACATCACGCAGATGCAATGGCAGATGGCCTGCACGATGACGAAATGGTGCGACTTTGTAAGTTACGACCCGCGTCTACCCGAGCATTTGCAAATGCTGATCGTGCGGGTTCCGCGTGACGATAAACGCATTGCCGAACTAGAGGACGAGGTGCGTAAGTTCCTCGCAGAATTAGACGAAAAAGTAACCAAGTTGAAGGAGTTGAAACTGTGAACCAATACGATCCAAACATGAAGGGCGTTTTATTCCGTAATGACAAATCTGGGAATGAAAAGCGGCCTGACTACCGTGGCTCGGCGGTGATCAACAACGTGGACTACAACCTGTCGGCTTGGATTAAAGCCAGCCAAAAGACAGGCGATAAGTACATGAGCATTAAGATTGAACCCAAAGGCGAGGGCAAGTTAGCGCGTACCGGCGAACCGCAACGCCAGCCGACCAAGAAGCCAGAAGTCAACGAAACGAATTGGGACGACCTTGATACACCCTTCTGACTTTGAGGCGAGGTTTAGGGCAAGTCGCCCGGCAGAAATTGTCGTGGCGACTTATCTACTCAACATCGGCCATACGGTGACGCTGCCCAAACGGCGCATGGCAAAAGACTTTGCCGACCGGGCAGAGTTTGCCGATAGGGGCGACATCTATGCCTCGGGCAAGCGCATAGAGGTAAAGCACATTAAGCACGATTTTGCGTATCAGGCGTGGCCGTTTGAGACTGCCGCTATCTGCGCCAAGAAGTCGTTTGATGCCGCCGATCCTCGCCCCGACTATTACTACATCGTCAACGCCAGCATGACCGTAGCGGCGCTGGTGGACGTTAAAACGACGTTTCCTGATTGGCGTGTACAAAAGATTGTGGATCGTGAGCGTGGCTACGACTACGACGTTTATGCCGTCACACCCGAATACCTTGGCTGGCGATACATAGACTTTGAGGAGCGGCTATGAAGGTATTTATCGGCTGGGATAGCCGTGAGGATATTGCGTATCAGGTCTGCCGCCGGTCAATCCTGCGCCACGCCAGCATCCCGGTAGACATCAAGCCTATTGTGCAGTCAGAACTTCGGAGTCGTGGCTTGTATACGCGAGAGGCTGATCCGTTGTCGTCTACGGAATTTTCCTTTACCCGGTTCTTGACGCCGTATCTCACCGGATACACCGGCTGGGCGGTATTTGTAGACTGCGATTTTCTTTTCCGGGGGGACATTGCGGGACTGATGGATTACGCCGACGGGGCAAAAGCCTGCTTTCTTGTAAAGCACGACTACCGGCCTACCGAAACCGTCAAGATGGACAATAAGACGCAGCATCAATATCCCCGTAAAAACTGGTCGTCTTTCATGTTTATCAACTGCGGTCACAGCCAAGTCAAGGCGCTCACGCCCGAGGTGGTGAACCGCGAGACGGGGATGTATCTGCACCGATTCCAATGGCTTACCGATGACGTTATTGGCGAGTTACCAATAGCGTGGAACTACCTAGAGGGCTGGCATACCCGCAACCAATGCCCGAACCCGATTGCCGTTCACTTTACCCGTGGTGGCCCGTGGTTTGCCGACTACATGGATGTGGAATACGGCGAGGAGTGGATGCGTGAAGCGCATATTTCCTAAAGGAACCACACCCGAGCAGTTAGCCGTAGCTGCCACCCGCATGGTGCAGGGGCTAGACCCCTCCCGTGCGTGGTGCATAGAGGTGCTGGAGTGGAAGCGCCCGCGCACCGATCAACAAAACCGTTTTTTATGGGGTGTTTGTTATCCCGCGATCCTAGAGGGCGGTGGCGAGGCGTTGGCCGGATGGACGCGAGATGACATACACGAATACTTCCTTGGTGAGTGCTTTGGCTGGGAAACGCTAGAGGGCTTTGGCCGCAAGCGTATGCGCCCAATCAAACGCTCCAGCAAACTGAACAAACAGGAATTCAGCGATTATCTGTTGTTCCTAGAAACACGCTGCGCCGATATGGGCATCGTCATACCGGAGCCTGTATATGCTGCGTAAGGCTGCCAAAGACCGAGGCTGTACGGTACGCATACCGGGCGTATGCAACTTCAACAGCGCCACCACCGTGCTTGCTCACATCCGTTTAGCGGGCGTCAGCGGTATGGGCATGAAATCACCCGATCTGCTCGGTGCGTGGGCGTGTAGCGCCTGCCACGACGAAATAGACGGCAGAACACATAAAAGCGGCATGACACGCGATGAGTTACGCCTCGCCCATTACGACGGCATGGCGCGAACCATCGTACAACTAGAGAAAGAGGGGTTGATATGAGTTTTTGGGTAGATACGCCGTACACCACGGCCTACGTCCGTAACGAGTTTCTGTACGACCAGCAGAAAGGCCACGGAGAATTCACCGAGGTGACCGTATTCGGGTTCCGAGGTGAACCGATGCGTGTGCCGATGTTTCAACTTATGACGGCCAACGGGGCGCAATGGGCTCGTATCCCTATCCATGCCCTATGCAGCAAACCCTGCCCCGCCATGAGCCTCCAGATTGCCTGTTGGTGGGATTCTTTTAGCCGGTTCTGCGAGGTGCGTGAGGTGCAGTTCTTGCGTAACCACCGCGTCAAGGCTATCGGGCGTGATGGCGTGCAGCGCCCCGGTGTGTATCTTTTCACCGTGTTTTGGGCTAATGGTGGGTGGAGTGAAGTACCCGACCAGAGCAAGGATCATCACATTATTGCGTTAGACGATGGGCAATGGATTGCGTACCCCAACAACAGGCTGTTGTGGTGTGACCCGTCTTGGATTGGCGGGGATGTTCCGAGGGATTGGAAATCCCCGTCAATGTCTTACAGCGTGGAGGCATTAACGTGAGATGGATCATTGACCTGTTCCGCAAACTCAAGGCTAACCGTGACCGTGAATGGCGCTCTGTGCCAGCCCCTAACTGGCGCTCGGCGCGTGGAGGGCGAGATATATGGTGAAAGACGATATAAGCCCGCCGGGGGCGTGGAAAGAAGAGATGGAGCGTATCCCTTGGGGGTACGGTCAGAAGCAGGGCGACAGGCTTGCTAATGCGTTTGTAGCGATGCGGCGCATGGGGCTACATGATGAGGCGTCTTTGCTGGAGTTAGAGATTAAGACGCTACGCAACGAAATAGAGTATCTGCTTAACCGTTAAGGTATAGCGCCCGCTCGTCCTGACGCCGTTTCACAAGGCCGGGTAACACTCGGCCACCGGCTTTTGTCCATTTCATAAACTCGTCGGCGGCTTCTTCAAACTCGCCACGGTTGGTTTTCATGCGTAAGCTGGAGCGTTGCAGGTTCCCAAGGCCGACGTTGAAGGCAAAACTCACCAATGCGTCAAACCGGCCTTGATGACCAACAACAGCAGGGCAAAGTCGGGCCACGCCGCGCTCAAACCGGCCAAGGTCTTGAGCAAGGATAGCGTCCACCTCTCCCATAGTGAGGATGCGATCCCAGCCCTCGGGTATCGGTAAGGTGCGCCGTTCCTCATATTTTACCGCCGCGTGTGAGGGGTCTATAACGTGGCCGACCCCGACCGTCCATAACAACGCAGGACACCGATAAGGGCGCATCCTTACGCCCTCGTGGTGTTTGATCATCGCCTTTGCGGCGTCGGATACCTTCATTTCTGACTGAAAGCGCGTCCACCAAAATGAAAGGCAATGATGCTAGCGAGGATTGCCATTTCATCCTCGGAAAACACGTTCTCCAGCGCAATCGCAAACGGTACGCTTTGATTCCATGCGTACCACATTCCAGCAATGTTGATGATGACTAACTCCAGCACAAAGATGTAGGTCACAACCGGGCGCACCGACGCACGCAGGTTAATCATCCATTGGGATGCGCCTTTGCCAATCTCAACGTCGTGGCTATACAGCGCCTGACGCTCCTCGGCAGCCGTCTGCGTCTGGATCTGCTCCAGTTTGATTTCCTCAACCCGTGCCTGCGCGATAAACCCCCGCTCTGCAAGGGCTAGTTCGCGTTCTTTCTGCGCGGCAACAAGGGCAAGCTCATGCTTCTTGTCTTGGCGGTCTTGGAAGATTTGCAGAATCTTGGGCAAACCACCTGCGAGGAACGACAGGAATGTGCTAACCATCGTCATCATTTGGAAGCCCTCACTACGTCGTCGCCCTTGGTGACGGTGACATGATCGCCTTCAACGTCAACGCGCATCGGTTGCTCTTTGCGATCCAGCCGGTCTAGTTTGGCGATCAGTTCCTTAATTACCTCAAACTCGGGTTTATCTTCTTTCTCCACCGTGCCTGCAATGCTGGCAAGCATAGAGATGAGAGCGGTCAGCGAGGCACCAAGCAGCCCCATCACGGCAGCGATCTTGTCCGAATCTAGCGCAAGGCTAGACAGCACGCCGATCACCACAATGGCCGTG